GCAGTAGAACCCCATGTTTCTCTACAAACTGAAACAATACTAGAGTATTTCCTTTCAGTGAATATACTAGATTACATATGAATTCGTTCCTACTATCATTGCCGACTAAGTAATCCATCTCATCTTGATACGACATTTTTTTCTGTTTAGTATGACGGAGTATGACACAATCAATTTTTAAATTAGCAATTGTACCTTCTTCCATAAGTTGTGCCGAAGATACTACTTTCTTAACAGGACCAAATAGTCCTTCTAGTTGTAGTCTATGAACTTCTGTACCATCTAATGTTCCTGTAAGACCAACTCTAATTGCAGTGGTCTTCATCTTCTCTAATATACCTTTGAGTGTTTGTGCCTTGAATAGATGTGCCTCATCTCCTATTACTACATCAAACGATTGCATAACCTCTTTAGGTGCTTTAGCAAAACTCTGCCATGTAGTAACCGTAATGTCAGCAGGAAATACAGGTTGACCACTATAAATTTTACATACTTGTTTATCATATCCATACTCCTGAAAATCTTTTGTCATTTGTTCTACTAGTGATGTAGTAGGAACAATTATAATTGTTTTCATGTTATAGTATCTGGCTATCATATATATGATTAAAGACTTGCCAGATGCCGTAGGAGACAAAAGAAGTTGTCTACCATACTTGACTGTCTCTTTGAATGCTTCGAGTTGGTAATCTCTAGGAGCAAAGGGTAAGTTTAAGTCTTCTACATTCCAATCTTTGAGTTTATGTTTGTGTCCGATGACATCTTCTACGCCCTCGAAATCGAATCCTCTTTCTCTACAAAACTCGTCAATGTAGGGTAGTAGACCTATGTATATCTTCTGAGTTTTTAGAGAGAATAGTCTTACTTTACCATCCCACCATTTGTTTTTGTATGACGGCATGAACTTGGCGCCAGGTACAGTAAATGAAAAGAAATCGTATAAGTCTCTTGCAAGACCTTTGTCACAATTTACTTTTAGAAAACACTCGTCTACTTTAGAGACGGTGACTAGATTAGACATAGGGATGACCATGAAACCAACTAACTAGTGATATTCTAGTCCCTCTGGTAACTGGTGTTACTTGGTGATGTACAAAAGAAGGAAATACTATAAGACTTCCTCTTTCCTTTCCACTGAATGGAACAGTTTGAATATATTCATCAACACAAACAGACTGAAGACTTTGATTGTTTCTTAACATATCAAACATTCCTCTTGGTTCTAACCATTGAAACAATCCACCTTCATATTCGTCTGGATGTGATAATTGAATAGTAGAACTTAACTTTCTGTATTTGCCACCGTCTGATTGTGCTTCATCGCTTGAATCTGTATGCCATGTATAGAAATCTCCAGTTACTCGTGCATCTGGTCTATGTCTATATGTCGTGTATTGATGATGTTCTACATAGTCCCATTGATGTAACCAACCAGCATCAGCTGACGCCATGTTGATTCCTTTTTCTATTTTTTGTGCAATCTCAAGTGGAAACTCTTCATGTATTAACCATCTGACATCTGATTGTCTGATATTGTCATCAACCTGGCCGTGTTCTTGAAGTTCTTCAGCATCTACATCATTATTTTTTTGACCTATACCAGATACAACTTCTTCGTATCTTTCAGAAAAAGTTTGTATTGTATCACACTCATGTTGAGATAGATAACTAGGATATATCATTGCATATTTACTTAAGTTCATTATTGTCCTGCCATGAATTTACGCCATTCTATTGTGTTCTTAATTGTTTGATGTCTCCATGTGATATTATCCATGCATCTCTTTACAAAGTCAACGGTGACTTGTAGATAGTCAATCTTCGCTTGTAATTCGACTAAATCTTTATCAGAATTGAAGAAATAATTAAAGTCTGTTTTCATTATTTTTAGACCATCAAATGGGTCTGTTTGCCAACCAAACTTTTTTATCATATCATCGTCAAGTTTGCCATTGAACCACATCCACTTATACTTAAGTAGTTCGTTGTAGTCTTGGTTGTATTTTTTTAACAGTAAGATTTTACTTGTTAATAGGTCTGAGTATTTTGCGTGTAGTTTGGGTACATGTAAAGATGCCGTATCAAGTTCGATATCGTCTATCTCACAATCCTTTTCCCATTCTGCTTTCAATTGTTCTAAGTTCATAATATACTATTATACTACAGTTTGTAGTAAATTACGAGGTGGTTTTTATCTCGTAATACGAAAATCTAAATGATACAGTGACTACTGCCGGTTCGGCATCTGCGCCTGATTCCAATTCGATTGACCCTAGCGATGTAGGGAATGCATCATGAAATCTTATGTATCTATTAGGTAAATTTTTATTTGTGTTTATAACTAGTGTTATATCTGAGTACTGATTTCTATCGTTATCAATAGATGCGAGAACATTTGTTCTAGTCACAGCAGTATCAGTGTATGTGCCATATAGTTTTGGGTCACTTAGAGGTACAATAGAGTCTATCCAGTTGTACATCTCAACAAAGTTTTCTAAGTCTTCGTCTACTAAGAATGATACTTCTAATGTATCAAATGATGCCTTATCGCCTGGAAAGAATGCATCTAGACCAACACCTGCTGACTGAACAGTTTCACCAAATTGAACACCTGGTATGTTTACTGTTCTGACATAATACTCTACAGTAGGAACTTTATCTATCAGAAGTCTAAAGTTGTTTCTGTTTAGTATTGACTTGTTTATATCTGTTTTTATACCCATAATACTATTTATGTATTTTCTTCATTCTCACATTGAGTACATATCGAACACCTTCGGTGACTTCTGTAACTCCGTGTCTTTCTCCGTATTGATAAATCAAGGCATCGCCTTGTTCTATACGATATTCTTTATCTGCAACCGTAGGAATACCACCTTTAAACTCATTTGTGGGATTCAATTGAATGATAAGACTATGGTCTGTTTCATCGCCATATTTTGCGACATCTTCATGAGGTTGCACATAACAACCTGGCGTGTACTTTAATACTCTAAACAGAACTGGTTCGTAATCTAGAGCAAATGATTTCTCATTTTCTAACAATGTAGACCAAACAAATTGCATTTCTTCTATAGTATAACTACTCAAAAGAAAATGACCTATAGAACTTGCATGATGTCTATCGTCATCAAAATAATTATTATCTGAGTTACGATAAACAGCATATATTCTATGTGTCAAATCAGGTGATACTGACTCGGTGTACAATTCCATAATATTGTCTACAAAAAAGGGGACCGAAGTCCCCTAAAGTTTTACTTCTCGTTTACAAATTCGTTTAGTAATCTTGCAGTTGAAATAACATCTTCCGTGGAAACGAATTGGTCACCTAATGGTTTCTTATCGTTTGGAAAATTATCGTTATGTTGAACGATAGCATCATTCATTCTATAGATGTTTCCAGTGAGTATACTCTCACTTTGTTGAAGTAAATCGGCTCTGATTTCAAAGCCACTTTTAGGTTGTGTATTGTTCATACTTTCTCCGTGTGTGTGTTGTACTTTATTGTACAGTAGTATTTAGTACGCTAAAAAAAAGGGACTCTGAAAGTCCCTTTTTAATTCGAATAAATTCGAAACTACTAAGTTTACAGGATGTTTGAAACTGCAATCTTTCTGTAGTATTGGTTTGTTCCAGCGGAAGCAAGGCCACTTGATGGTGTAGCACCAACGAATGGGTTAGATACCATTCCGTATCTTGTTTTGAAACCAATTTTCGGTTGGAATGTGTTCTCGCCAACTGCACGAACCATTTGTAATGGAACATACGGACAATAGAACATACCAGCGTCATATGGGTTTGAACCTCTATAACCAACTGTCATGTAATCAGACCCAGCATATGGATCGATATACACTTTAACTCTTCCGTTAAGAACACCAGCAAATGTATTGCCTGTGTCATCAACATTCAAAGAAGTTGAAAGTGCTGGAGCGTAATCTAATACGCCTGCCATTGAAAGAGCAGATGCAACATCAGAACTACATAGAATAAAGTTACCTTTACCTCTACGAGTTTCTTTTGCGATTACATTTGATTCTCTTTCGATTTGGAATAACAAACCTTTGAACTTCTCAACTGACCATCTTCCGTTAGCGTCAACATCTAAGTTGAATGTACCAGCAGATGCAGTGCCTGTAGCACCAGTTTTTGCTTGTACATTTACACTTCTTACTACTTCTCTGTTAATTTCAGCAAGTATTTCTGAAGATAAGATGTTTGCTAACTCAGACTCAGCGTCAAGACCGTGGATAGCTTTTAAGTCTTGTGCAAGTTCGAGTGTGTATTCGGCTTTTAATGCTCTTGATACAGCAGTTACAGTAGATTTTTCAATTGTAAAACTCATTTCTGCGAAATGGTTAGTACTTGAATCACCTAATGCTTCTGAAGTAGCTGTGCTCATACCAGTTGTAGTTGCGTTAGCGTACGCACTTGAACTAGCAAATGGATCACCTTCTCTAGCAGTATATAAAGGACCAGCTTGTTTTGCTTTGACGCTTGAAGAATCTTGTACTTCGTTTACGCCCATAGCTTCAGTCTGATTCAGTCTTGTGCTGTTAGTTGGGTAATCTTGATATCTTGCTTTCATAGCAAAGATAAGTCCTGTAGGACCAGTCATCGGTTGAACACCGCAAATGTCGTAAGCAACGAGATTTGGCATAGCTCTACGCACTAAACTAATTAGGATTGGATCCCAGTTAGATATGGCAGAACCAGTAGCATTAATAGGTGCAGCTTCTGAGAGAGTAGCTCTATCTTCGTTAAGGGCTTTCTCTTGGTTCTCAAGAATTACTGCTGTGACGGCTCTTTTGTAGTTGTCTTCGATTTTAGGTAAATCGGAGTGTTCTAGAATAGGGCTCCACTTTTCTTGTAAGTTTTCTGATAAAAACATTGTTTTATTTCCTATTAATAACCTTTAGGTTTATCCCAAAGGTTTTAGTTTACTAATTGCTGAAGTATATGCGTTCATTGTAGGGTCAAGTCTGACTTCATTCTCTTCTGAGAAATCACCAGTTCCTTCTTCTACTACAGTTTCTTCAGCGATGTTTTCGTCTGTTGGAAAGTAAGCGTTCTTTAATTCTTGAACTTTATCACTAAAGTCTTCAGCACTAATGAAATCTACACCTTCTGCAAGTGAATTCATCTTCTCTGTTTGTGATTCGGTAAGGTCTTTACAGGCCTCAATTATCACATTGCCTCTTTTGAGTTGGTCGTTTTCTTGGACAACATCCATATTTTTAGATACTTCAGTGTCTAGTTTGTCTTCCATCTCATCAAGACGATTTGCGAGTTCATCAATAACATTGTATTTATCTTCTGGAATCTCAACATAATGTTCTACGAACAATGTTTTAAGTCCATCAATAAAGTTATCTGTCATTTCTGACCTCAAACCTCTTTCAATTGCAAGTTCGTTTTCTTTCGTCCACTCTTCTGCACAATACGATAGATACTTATCAACTGCTTCTGTTAGGTCGCCTTTGACAATCTCTACTGAGGTTTTTAAATTATTTGAATAAGTTGTTTCTAACTCTTCTTTTATTTCTGCCACTTTAGAAGTAACTGCAGCCTTAAAGATAACTCTTGCTTTCTCAGAATTTTCTTCTGATAGGTCAAGTGCTTCTGAGATTTTAGATAGGTCGTCTTCTATTTCCATCTCAACGAGGTCGGAATCGATGTCTGAGGATTCTTTAACATCCTTTTCATCTTCATCTTCATCTTCGTCTTTATCTTCTTCGTCTTCTTCTTCTTCTTTCTTAGCTTCAATAATTGAATTGTAAGTTTCTTCGACTGTTTCTTCGTCTGAACTCTTTAAGAATTCTACGATGCTTCTCGCAATCTCTGCTTTAGTCAAGGATTCGTCAACCTCTTTTGAGTCTTCATCTTCACTGTCAACATCCATTTTTGAATGCATTGCTTGTAAATCTGATTTACTCATATCCTTCATTGCGTTGACCATAGCCTTGATAGTTTGCATCTTAGAAGGTTTATCCATTGTTTCGGATACTTCCTCTTCTTTAACATTCTTCAACTTAGGTTGCTTCTCGGCAGGTGATTCACCTTTCTGTTGTGGGTCACCACTAACTTCTTTGGTTCCTTTCTCTGCGCTCTTAACGGATGCAACTGCTTTGCCAACAGGATTTTCTTCTGGTTTGACGACTTCACCTTTTCCACCTTCTATTTTGGCGGCATCGGATGAACCTTGCTTAACAGGTTTTGAGTCACCTTTTTGAGCTTTATCAGTAGGCTGTTTCATAGCCTCTTCTATTGCTTGTTCTAGGGATTTTTCTAAATCTGCCATTTTTTTCTCCTGTTTGAGTTTTAGCTTAACTCTTTTATTTATATATTATAGGTTCTCTACGAACTTTTTCCACATTTTTAGTTTAGTTTCTTCGAGTTTATTCATTTTGGTATTACGCAAATTATCACGCATTACTTCAACATCTTGAGCTCTTAGTACACCAGACTCGTAGACCCATTCTACACCTTCCATGATTCCTTCAACGAAGGCCTCAGGTGCTGAGGGGTCTGCAACGATATCAGCTGCGGTTGCAAGTTGAAAATCGCCTTTAACATATTGGGCACCACCTCTTTGTTCGAGCGAACCCAAACCTCGTGATGATACGCCAAGTTTTGCACCGTCATTGATTAGATTTTTTACAATCTGCCCATTTGGTGTGCTTAAAATCTTTGCTCTTCCCATGAAATTAGAACCATCTTCGTCTAATTTTGTTATCATGTGAGATACTTTATCTAAATTGATTGTTGGTCCGTCAGGATGTCCTAACTCACCGAATGCTCGTCCTTTCTCAACGAACTCTTTACAGTAGCGGTCTACTTCTTTTTTCATGACTTCTTTAGGGTATACACGACCATTTCTGTTTTTAATATCAGCCTGCATGAATACACCTTCGATGAAATATTCTTTTTCACCTTTCTCGTTTTCTTCTACGATTACTGGTTCAATTGCGTAATCAACAAATTCAGATATTAGTTTCATTTATAACTCCTAAAATTTCCTTTAATGAGATGTCGTCTTCATTCATTTGCTTCATTACCTGTTTTATATGCTTCATCTCTTTTTCAGCTTCTTTCATGTTTTTGTATGGGTCTCCCATTGAGACTGTATTAACATAAACATGAATCTTGCCTCGTTTATCTTCGCCAAACCTTATGTCCAGAGTTTTACCGCCTACTTTTTCAGTAGCCTTTTTAACTTCAGTCTGTCCTGAGGGAAGTTTAAACTTCGCTTCATTAAGACTAGTCGTTATCTGTTCCCAAGTTTTCGCCATTTGTCCAATCAACTGACATTTCGACTCTTTTCATGTCGACCTGGTCAGCAGCCTTTTGTTTGATACCTTGATGTATACTATCCTGGGCATCTTGTAATCTTCCGGACTCTATTTGGTCCACTATTTTCTTAGCTATTTCTGACATTAGTAGTCATCTCCTTCTTCTTCTTCACTATCATGTCCTTCTGAATCTATTTCTTTCTGTATTCTAGAAATATCTTCTTCTGTAAAACGAAGTACATGCTTTCTGATATAATCATCAGAAAAATATTTACCAATAAATGACTCAGCCTGTGAAAGAATATCTAATCTTTCTCTTATAATCTCACCTTCTTTTAATTCTTGAAAGTGATTATCTGTCGCAAAATCATAATGTATGAAATCTTTTATTGCATCAAATTCTGGACCCGATACAATGTTCTTTAAAATCAATTGTGTTCTGAGTAAATCAGTAAATAGTCTAGCAAACTTAGTTTGCAATCTACTAGTGAACTTATTAAATTTAAGTTCATCTCTACTAATTTCAGATGCCCTACCCATATTGAAACCATTATCAGCCTCAAGTCTTGAAGTAGGAACATTCAGAGAACGATATAACTTCTTCTTGAAGTATTCTATATCTTCTATCTCAGCCAAGTTTTGTCCACCTGGAAGAGTCGTAATCTCTGTTCCTCTGCCACCTTCTCTTCTAGGTAACCAGAAGTCTTCTAACATTGATTGATGGCGTCTATCGTCTTTAACTTCGCCTGTATCTGCATTATAAACAAGTTTGTTTCTATACTTGTTCATAGTATCTGCAAGATATTGTTCTGCCTTTGCTTTTGGCAAGTTACCAACATCAATATAGAATATTCTTCTTTCTGGTGCTCTTGAAATCCTATAGATAACAAGTGCATCTTCCATCATTGATAACTGATTTGCAGTCTTCAATGCTTTATGTAAGTATCCGATTACAACATTCTTTGTGTAATCTAGCATACCAGAAGTAGTATAACTTATTGCCTCTGGTGCAATTCTTACTGTAGCACCTTCTGAGGCACTACCTTTATCAAATCCTTTGTCGTTGAAAACATAAAATTCTTCAACTCTCTTAATAACATCGATTTTTGTTTTATTATCTTTCTCTTTCTCGACATTACGAACTTTCTTAACTTTTAATGGGTCAATATTTCTAATATCAACCATGCCTGCCTGAGGTCTCTTAGAATCTACTATTTTGTGGAAGTAGATACGACCATCGACATACCATTTTCTGAATATCTCGTGCGAATTTTGATGAAATTTCATTAGGGAAAGAACTTCCCTAAACTCAGCATGCATTTTCTTCTGAATTGCATCTGATAAATCTACATCTCTTAAGTCTAGCGAGACTACTCTATCTTGGGTATCTGAAACTATACATTCATTTACTATATCTTCGATAGCAATATCACACTCAGGTACGAGAGATGTTTCTCGGTATCTTCTAATGAGTGCAACCTCATTCTTAATACCACCTTCCATATCAACATAGGAACCATATGCCCCACCTGATATGTATCCGCCTGGTGATTGTTGGATAATGGGCGTACCATCATCTTCCTGCGGAGCGACAAAAGATGTGGCGTTTTTCTTTGCCACATCTGTTGTTCTTAACTCGTCTTTCTTACGAGTGATTTCAAATCCTAAAATATCCATAACTATATTTATAACACCCTTTTAGGCGTTAAATTCACTTTATTTTTAAAGAACTCTTTCCCAATGCGAGTACTGGAATTCAACATCAAATGTCTCCAATGTATCAACTGTCTCGTAAGATAAGTCAATCGCACCAATAGAGGTGGGAAACATATTAAAGAATTCGTATCTTGCAAGGACTGAATCGTCTTTGTTTAATTGTTCGACAAATGCTCTGTCTACTAGGTAATCTAAATTTGTTTGTCCCTCACCACTGTCTAGTGACTGGATGTCTGTTTGCCATCCCTCTAGTGCTGTTCTGGAAGAGAATTCCACATCATTAATTATTGTAACTGTCCAAGGTTCGAATGTCCTGTCTCCTGCGAGTTTCAGTGTATGTCCTCTAAACTGTTGTTCTACAACACCTAATGTAGCAGCGGGAATTTGTGCTGATTGACATAAAAATTCAATCTTGTTACCTGTTCTAGGTATAAAAACTCTAAATCGGTTAGCTCTTGGCCCACCACCTAAAAGTTGTGCTTTGAATTGGTCTATACTTGCCATCTAATTACTCCTTATACTGCGCCGTAAATTTCTTCAAACTGAACACCACTTCTAGCGGCAACAAAGTTTAAAGTTATGTAGTTGATTGATTTAGCAGGTTTCAAGAATATTGAACAAACGAATTCGTTTCTATCTTGAACTGCATCTGTATTGTTTGTTTCGTCACAAACTACTGAGAAGTCTACTAAACCTCTTCTGTTCTTCACATCTCTTAAGAAAGGTTCTACACTTGCACGGAATTGAGCCCTTGTGAATGAATCGTTGAATTCAAACAGTTGAGCTTTAGCGGCAGTAGCGATTGCCTTTTCTAATACGATGAATAGTCTTCTTACATTGATTCTATCGAATGCACTAGGACTTGTTAATGCAGTCTTATCACCAAATAGTACAGTACCTTGTCCAGGGAATGTGACTATTGGATTAATTCTTGCACGATATAGGTCATCTCTAGATGCTTGTTTCGGATTGAAAGCAAGTTTAGTGATACCTAAGTATTGTCCTCTTGAGAACCCAGCAGGTGAGAACCATGGGTCTTGAAGTAAGTCACTTCTTGCCATGATGCCTGCGGTGTGTCCACATGCAGGAATCCAACAATATTTGTCATTGTACTTCTCATATTGATAAGTCCAACCACTGTCGAATACTGCGTAAGAACTAGATGTACAATTTGTGTAATCTGCCTTAACATTTGTTGATTGAGTTGATTCACTTGCGACACCAACTACTGAAGTTTTTCTAGGTGATGCAATTACTAAACAATCTTTTCTTAACTCTGCAAGTTGTATTGCACTGTTTACTAGTGAATTATGATTTGCAATTGTATCTACTTCTGACTCAGAACCAGCTCCAGCGTCACTCAATGATGAACCAACTATTAAGAATGAGATATCTATTGTTTCTGCATCTGCAAAATGTGTATCCCAAGCAGCGGTTTTTTGTGCGACTGATGAATTTTTTCTTCCATCTGCACCACTAGTTAATGATGAATTCTCAGGAAGAGCAGGTCTAGTGAAAGCAGCGCCAACTGCCTGTTGTAATGTTCTAGTCTCATTAGCAGAAGCGTAAACCCCTGTTGAATGACCAGACCACCATATATGTGTAGATTCTCTCTCTAACACATCTTTATAATAACTTGAATTACCTGTTGAGTCTTTTGCATCTGACCCTAATGATAGGAATGCGTGTGATTCTAACACAGCACCTTTAGTGCCTGTGAATAGACCATCTTCGTCTGTTACGACAATATGAACTTCATCATTTACAGAACCAACTAATTTGGCCCCTGCTGATGTTCCTGGTGCCTTGTCAAACAATGCATAATGTTCCCAAAATCTATCGATGGTTTCATTATCAACTACAGCAGCTGTAAGACCAGTCCCAGCGGGTTGACCTAATGCCTTGATTGTTAATGTTTGTGATGAGATACCGTCAACTGAGTAATGTGTTGAATGATTTGCGAATTTGATGATGTCGCCAACTAAGAATGATGCGCCTGCATCGGTTACTACTGAAGTAGAACCAACTGCGTATCCATTCGAAAGGTTGACAGCAGTTACAGCGTCATTGAAATATGCGTTGGACGAAGCACACATTGAAACTTTAAGTGAGTTACCTAAAGCGCCTGCGTATCTTGCCACCCATTTTCCTACTGTACCATGTAGAGCGCCTGATTTATAGGTGTTCACATAGTCATCTGAATGTTTTAATAATGTTGCTGAGTTTCCTGCTTGGTTTGCGTTGAATAAACCAGTGTTAGATATTCTAACTACTGATAATGAAGAACCATATCTCAGGAAAGACTCGGCAGTGTAGAAGTCTTCAACAGATGCGTTTGTGTCTGCTGGTTTGTAGAATTCTTCAACTAGTTGTTGTCCATCTGAAACTGTTTTTACTTCATCAACAGGTCCCCATTGGAATACGCCAGCAAAAGCACCTCTTGTTGAGGATACTGCCGGAACAACATTCGATAAGTCAATCTCTTTGACTTGAACGCCTGGTGAAACTTGAAATGCCATACTTTTCTCCTGTTAATGTATTGTTACATTGTAAAAGTTGTTTACACTTTTATTTATATATTTATATTATCTAAGAACTCTTCTTGAGGTTTTTCTTGTTCTGCAACAGACCATGCCTGTCCTGACGAGTCAACAATCATTTCAGCACCATAGTTATCACCGAATACCCCTGCTGGTAACATATCATCCTCAATCATCTTCTGTTGTTCTGAGTATAATAAGTCCTTTACAGCGGTATCTGTTAAATGCGTAAAGAATTCTGTAGTAACAAACCATGCAAATAATACACAATTCATTACCATATCATCATGATAACCTCTATCTGCCTCAAAAGACGACCCTTTATTAACAAAAGTCATTAACTCTGTTATTGTCGGTCTATCTACTACAACTAGTCTGTTCTCTTCTAATAGTTCTTTGAGAGTGGAACATCCAACTCTCTTAATTTTTCTAGACATTGTAATGCCGATATCTTTTGCATGTGTCATTCCTTGAACGAAAACATTTGGATATTCTACATCATAATGCAATTGTGTAGCGACCATTGAACCTTCTGCATTATTTTCTATAATAACTAGAGCCTCATTGTATCTACTACAGTACTTATTTATTAAATCCGGAAACAGCATGGGGCTAACCATGTTATCTCTATAAGTACAAACTTGTTTAAATGGTCTCTGAGAAACATCGAAGATACTAAAAGTAGAGTAGTCAAACCCTCTTCCTTGTGATACATCGACTGTAACTACATAGTTATGACCCTCTACTGGTCTATCGTATACTGTTAGACCATCTTTTTGCCATTCACCGTCTACAGCTCTCATACCCAATAGGGTGTCTGCATTGATAAGAGTATTACCTGTTCCTAAAAATGAGTTACCATACTCTTGTTCGAACTGCGCTTCTGAAGTGTTTGCAATAGTCTGTTTCTTCCATGCCTCGTCACGACCTGGTACATCTTGCCAACCAATAGTAAATGACTTATACTCTGATTGGTCATGTATTGCACTTTCATATATTTTATGAAACATATTACCAACACCGTTCGCAGTCGAGGTGATGATAACCTTAGAGTCTTTACCCGATGTTACCACTGGATATGTTGCAGTATAGAATGTCTCTGCATCTTCTACGAATGCGAACTCATCTAGATATAGCATGTTAATAGACATACCACGAATAGAACTTGAAGATGTTGCGGCTGCGACTAGTTTACTATCATTTCCAAACTCTATATTACCTTTGTTTAGTATTTTAACACCCGGCTGTAAGAAGAAGGGAACGGTCTCCAGCATGGTTACAATACGAGACACCATCTCTCTGGCAATCGCACCTTTGTTCGCCAGAACAGCAACGGTGACTTCTGGAGTGAACAATATGTACCATAGTAAGTATGCACACGATGTTATTGATTTACCACTCTGTCTGGCTGCAAGAACTACATTAAATCTATTACTATTGAAGTGATTTATAAGTTTATCTTGATAACCACGAAGTTTAAATGGCACTAAACCTTCGTCTAGTGATATAATTTGAGTATAGTTTTCAATAAAGTGACAAGGATCCGAAGAACATTTCTGATATTCTGCTATCTGTTCTTGGGTGTACTTAGTTTCTGTACCTGCCCTTTTGATTAAATTGTTACCTAAGTAACCTTCGTTCTTCGCTTGAACCATATTTTAGTCTTTGTTCTTTTTAAGAAACTTTTGTAATTCAGAAGTTGACCCAACATACAAATGATTGTGTTGTTGTCCTATTTTCTGTTGTTCTTCGCCTTCTAACTTCTTCAATTTACTCTGTAAATCTATAAGTTTCTCTGCTGTTTCACCCACTGTTTTGATTAACTGACCTGCAACTTCATATGCACGAGGGTGTTCTGTTTCTTTTGATAATTGTAGTATGCCTTCGATTGCATCTTGTCCTCTTTCTACGAGTCCATAAAGATTTTCTCTAGCGTACTTGTAGTCTGTTTCCATGTTCTCATGTCGAGACGGAAGTTTAACTACTTTTGTTTCTTGCTTGATTTCCGATTCTATATTTAGAAGGCCATCTAATGTTTCATCTATTTCATTCATACTTAACTATTGTCTTCTTCACTGTAATCATCTTTAACACCATCGTCATAGAATTTGACATTCTCTGCAACAACAAATGTGTCGTCTGCATCAACTGAACCCACAAACTTTAACTTGTTGACAGCCTTATTCATGTTGACAGCTGCACTTAGTACTATAGATTCTTTGTTTCCTGCAATACTCGATATTGTTGGATTTGTTGTGAGATTAGTTCCGAATACTTCATCTCCTACCGATATACTAGTATTTATTGCAGTAGGAAAGGTGACTGTCGTACTGTTACTTACTGCATTAGATGACTCTGCAAATGCAGGTTCATAGTGTTTAACCTCTTTGACTAATCCTGAGGCACCTATTGTTGATGATGAGAATGTATTAGAGTTGTCGCCAATGTAAGTTCTTTCAACAACATTCTTAATGATGTTACCAGTATAGATAGGACCAAAGAAGTATGTCTTCATTGTGAAGTCTAAAGTATACTCTATGACTCTTCTATCTTCAAAAGAACCTTCATAATCGTCTTGAAATGATACAGAGTTTAAAACTATAGGCACATCTCTATGGTCTGCCATTGTATCAACCATTTTCATTGTGACTGTATACTCTGGTTGAAAATATGGTAGTATTTGTTCTACTATTTGTAGTGCATCGTTCATGTTCTTAGTTAGAATAGACAATGTAAAATTCAAGTTGTATGGTGCAGGTGCGTATTGAAACCCTTTCTTGCCATTTGATTCGGTGATGGGTTTGACAGCTCTTATGAGTTTATTCTGTTGTCTTTGCACATCGTATTCAAAACCTGTAAGTTCAAATGCCATCCTTGGCAACGATATTGCACTCCTATTCTTATCAGACAGATTTGCTTCTTCTGATATTCTATCTAAGAACTTCTGTTTTGGTCCATATGATATTGGTACCATAGGAGAAGATAGAATTGTTCCGTCTGCCTTAACTTTCTTAAACTCTATATTATTGAACATTGTACCAAAGACTGATACGCATCTCTTTATAGTTTCATTGTAAAAATATGTTCCGAACATTATGGTTCTCCGAATGGATTTGTTTCACTCAAGTCTAAGTATGATGAATCTTTATTCTCAAAGTCTAAGTTTTGAGCAGCTGCATCATTGTTAAATGTCATTCTATCGTCAATAGATGCAATTGTAAATGTTGCACCATTGGCACCATTTAATACATCGCCAACTTGTAGTGTTGTTGTGATATCTTTTGCAAGTAGTTTACTTGTTGGTTGATTCCAAGATACGACTTCTGCAACAACTGTACCACTAAGAGAAAGTGTCTCATTAGCAATATAGTCTTGAGAATTTCCATTGTTCATTGTCATATTTAATGAGTATGCCTGTTCGTCTTCTATGAGGTCTATATCACCAACACCAGTGTCAAAGTCTTCTTGACTATATTCGAATAGTTCACATCTCATCTTAAATACAAATAGTTTACCTACTTGATAGAATGGGTCTTCATGTTCTACAAATTTTATCTCAAACATTGAACCACTAAGAGGGAAGTAAATTAAATCTCCTTCGTTGGGTCTAAATGATGTTGCAAGGTTTGAATCTAATGATATGAATCTTTCCCATGTTCTTAATGATATTACGAATGTTGCCTGGTCTCTTATCTGTAGACCAAACTTAGACATTAAGTCTCCTTCGCCTTCGAATCCATCTGTATTTTCGATGTACATCTCAACACCGTATGCATCACCAAATCTAGATTGAACATCTTCATTGAGTATACTATCCTCTTCGATAACTTGTCGAGGTAGATACATGCAGTCGTGACCATAGAATCTAAGTGACTCTACAACTAAATCTTCGTAAAGATGTTGTTCAGAGTTTACTGCATGGTTAAAAAATACATTAGTTGGCATAATTTAATTATCCAATCATATCCATAGGTAACATGTCATGATTTAGTCTTGACTCTTCTTCGAGTCTTGTTATCTCTTCTTGAGCTTCTTGTTTCATCTGTTGTCCGTCTAGTGTTACACCACCTGGCAGTGCGATACCAGAGAACTTAGATAAGTTTTCACCCCACTGATATTTACATAATGCAGTTGCATATTTCTTTAACCACATATCATTGTATACATCTGTAAAGTTATTTGGGTCTATTTTTCTGTAACATTCGATAATCAACCACTCATTATCATTTATCATATTTGAATCCATATGAAGATATAATCTATTTTGATGTTGATTGTAATTGATTGGTGTTCTTCCGATAAGAATGTGATTCATTGTTTGAATCTGTTGTTGAACACTTTCGTAATGTAGTAAATTAGTAGCATTCATACTGTATAAGTCATTTAGTCTTAACTGATATCTTATGTCCCACATATTAAGTGCTGACTTATCGTTGAATGGAAATATGTTCATTACAGCCGTAACTGATTCTGGTAAGACTATGTAGTTTTGTTGCATTGCAAATTCTTCGTCTGCGTATGCGTGGGTACCAGCTGCTGATTCTGTTTCAGTCTCATTGGTCTTCATTGCAACTTTCTTAACTGAAGTCATTTGATGTTTGAGATAAGTTTTCATCGTACCATCGTAATGGTAGTTATGGAAATATTGCAGTGCCTCGTCTATTCTATCGTCAAATTGGTCATCATCAATATTGATTTCCAAGACTGGAGCACCAAGTTTCCTCTTGATGTATTCTTTAAATGTTGCTTTGCTGTTTGGAGCTGCCATAGTAGTATTTCCTGTTTATACTACTATTTATATGAAATCTAATCTTGGAAAAAAGTTTTAGTTTGAAGTCTATCTATCTTTTCGTCTATACGCTCGATTGAGTCTATAATACGCTGAAATGTCTGTTCCATTTGTTCTCTGGTAACATACTCTTTGGCAATTTCTTCTCGTGTTTTGTTAATTAGAATATCCATTCTTTTCTGTTCAGCAAAGATTCCTCGAATCATCCATCCGACAGGAACTACAACAACAGTTAAAACGATGTTCCAAAGTAAATGTGGGTCTACGACTATATCCATACTCTTATTTATGAATATGTGCTACTGAATAAGCTTACCAAAGTGGTCTGTTTTGAAAATATTATCCATTTTCTCTTGTCTTGCTTCATCCTCATCGATAAAAATATCTGAATTGTCTGCACTTCTTATATCCATGTTAAATGAAATACTGTATCTATCTTTATCTGTCGTGTTTGTTGCTACCATATGCATCAATCCACTAGGAAACAAAAGTATATCTCCTGTTCTAGGTGCTACAGCCCACGATTCTTCCATTCTAGGAGTATTTACAGGCATACCCACAAAATGTTTTGATGTCTCTATAAATCTAATATCACCTTCATCACCTTCTGCATGAATATAACAAGCACCAGAATAACTACACCCATTATGTAAATGTGGTTGATTGGATCCATTTTTGTAGTTTATGTTTCCCCAAGCATTATGTTGGTCTATTTCACCTTCGCCAGGTTTAAATCCACAGAATCCTAACAACTCGTTTTGAGCCATCTTCTTAATGTTTCTCATCAACTTATTGAATATGGGATTATTATCTATACCATCATTTGACTGCCAACCATTACCAGCATTAGACCTCTTTCTGCCTTGTGGGTCTCTTGTTCTCATCGCATCCATTTCGTTCTTCAATAGTGCAAAATATTCAGGAGTAAGTCCTTCTACTTTATCATCTGGTTCGTCTAACCATCGTCTCACTACTATTACTGCTGGACTGAATAATTTAATCGCCATCTACATCTCCTTTATGAAACGGACACTCTGGTGGTGGTTCCATTTCTTTAAAGTTTTTACCTTTACTTTTCCAATGACCCTCAGTTCTGTAAGCACCCATATGATTTGGATTCTCATCTTGAAGTTTATTGTACTTAGTTCTATTTATTTCATCCATTCCAGGCATATCTTGATGTCTGTTTTCGCCTCTGTCGTTGTGCCAGGCCTTCTCATCTTTTAATTGATATGTCGCCACCCACTCTTCTCTTTTGAACGGTATGATTTGAACTAAAGGAGTTCCTTTTGGTATAATAAACGAATGATTAACTTTAGGATAAAAAATAATTTGTGAATTGTCTTGATTGACATTAAAGTCATCTGTATCTATAACACCTTGCCATGTAGCAAAGTGATTGTTTTGAAATAGAAATGGGTCTAAGTAAAAACATGAGTATCCTTTGGGTGTTATTATGTTCCAGGCACTTCTCATTTTAAATGCATCTTTGATTGGACCTTCTTCACCTAGATAACTAAATGCATAACCAAACTGAGCTGATGGGTGAGAAGGAGATGCCGTGCCTTGTTTGCCTAATTCAGTATCTTTTGTATATGTAAAAGGACCATCTACATTAACTTCCATGTCTCTATTTGCAAGAATCAACCAACCAGATTTTAACCAGTCATCCATAGCAGGGCAAGCACGAATAGTTTGCATTCTCTTACCCCTATCGTGTTGAAAGACTTTCATCTTTTTAAACCATTCGGGTGCTAGAGATTTAGCTAAAACTGGTTTAAAGTCTCTAAGACTCTCTTCGTTAAATGTAGTGAAATCTATCGTTGGCATTATATAATTCTTCCTTTTCAATAAGTTCTATCTCATCGCCTCTAAGTACTATAGAACATCTATCTGCATATCTGGCTCTAGAAGTTGGTGCATCTGCACCATGAGGTATTCTTCCGTCAAACATCAATAGTCTGTTTGGTTTAAACTCGACACTGCCTATTGAATGTTTTTCTATGTGTTCATCTCTACCGTCTAAACCTGCTTGATAATGGTCGGGGTCATAGAATCTTAAATCACCACCCCATGCAGGATTCCAGAATGTGTTATAATAATATAGAAACGATAAGTTCCAATCATCTTCCTCTGCACAATCTGAGTGAGTTGTTCCGTGTTGGCCATGAGTTTGAGAATTAGTACCCATGTATTGAAATCTTTTCCATTTGAATAGAAAATCTGTACATATTTTTCTATTAAACCATCTAGCGGCTTCAGTTGTCCAATCATTCTCGCCCTTTTCCATCATTGGTGCGCCATTACTATCTGTCTTAAAGAAAGATGCTCCCCAAAGGGAATGATGTGGCAAACCTGTAGGATGGTCAGCGTTTACTTGATTTGATTTACACCATCTAGGTCCTCGAGTAACACTATTATTCATCCAATGATGTGTTGATGTTTCAAGATAGTCATCAATTACATAGATTTTATTTCCCATAGGCATGTCTTTTATAGCAAAGGGTTTATCTATCTTGACTATTTCTAAGTTAAACTTAGACATACTACTATTCAATCAATGCTTGTTGTGGTTGAGGAAATCTATTAATAAACTCTTCAACATCTGGCAGTAAGTCTTCTCTAGTTGCCTTGACTTCATTCATTACATTGATGTAAATATTCCACATTACATCATAGTATTCTAAAGCTCTTCTTGCATCTGACCTTAAAGGGTGATTCGAACCATCTCTGGCAGCTGCCATGGTATCTATTAAACTTTCAAATCCATAAGATTCTATTTGTTGTTCTACATAGTCTTTACAAACATTATTGATTTGTTGACTGTATTGATTTGCTAATGTTACATCATTAGGCGGTGTAGAATTATCAATGTAATTCTCAATTGCATCTGACTCTACATCTGTAAGCGAAACTTTAACTTGGTCATCAAACTGAACATCGTCTTTCCACTCCATAATCTTAACTTCGATATCATCATAGATTAAAACATCATAGTCAAATCCTAATTCTGGTTTGTCGACATTCTCGTGTCTCCACTCTAGGCCATTTGGTTTTCTGATAGTAAGATGACCATTCTCACAATAAATTAACATATTCATAATAACTCCATAATTTAGTTTTGATGTTTATTTTTTAATCTTTCATACATATTTAGGTGTTCTATCTGAGAGATATCCATATCTTCAATCCAAGGACCGCCTCGTGTGTAATGTATAGCACAAGCACGCCACTTATCTTCTACTGTATCGTGTCCTTCTGTTATAACATACCACTCTGGTATCTCTGATATCTTATCTGTCCATTCAAATTGATGTAGATACTTACCACTTTCAGTATTAACAACTTCTGGTGTAAGTTTCTTACAGTCTTCATGACCATTATTAAATATCATCAAAGAAGACCAAAGTTTTTTAGGATAAGATACATTCTTTTCACCGTTAAATTTTGTTTCAGCATAACTATCAAAGTCATACTGTACACATGCAACTGCATCGTCTAAGTCTAAGTAGTAGAACATTGGTAAGATACTTTCATTGAATAGTATATCATCATCAATAAAAATACTAAATCCTTCATAGTTTTCCAAGTAAGGAATTAAGAATCTACTATATGTGAACTCTGTTGATTGAGCTGCATACTCTCTAGTATACTCTGGAATCTTTGATATGTCAAGATACTTAATTTCAGGAGTCCAATCTCCTAATACATCATGCACATCGCCTCTGCCGGCACCAGATAATATACTACTTTTAACACATTTTGCACTTAACTCAGCGATATCAGTATGTCTAGAATCGTAACCAATGTATATGTTTAGATGTTTACCCTTTGACAATTGGTTGACTTTCATGTTATAATCGGTTACACTTCCTCTGAAGTTCATCTTCAATAAGTCACTATGTATCTCTAAGTAACCACGAGTATATCCAAAAGATATTGAATAGTGTTCTGCATCTCGTTCTATAAGTTGCCCTTTCATCTCATCAATCATTTCATCTATAGATGTCTCTGGTAAAGGTATAGCATCATGATTGTCCCATATCCATAAATCTAAATTTGGGTCATTCATTGTTTCAAATACACCAGAACGAACTGAACCTGGATGTATTGATAACTGATACATCTGTTCTCCATCTTTATTTTTTCCTGCTAAACTTACAGTGCCTTGAATAGCATTCCATAGACCCTCTTCTCTGATACTATCTACTAACCAATGAGCCTTGGCGCCATGATAATATACAGAATTGATACTGTTATTCTGTTGGTCATTTAGTTTTTTATCAGTGAAGTCTTCTAACTTTTGATATTCATTGTTAGAATTTTTAAAATCCATTCCCGAAATTCCTGGTACTGGAGTTTCTTCCGGTGCAGTATATCCGTGGGGTAGAAAGTAATGATATGCCCATGCATGGGACTGTAGTTTATTCCAACCAAGAAATTTCTCTTCCTTGATTAGTTTAGTCATGTCACCCCATTTAACTTGTTTTAGTTTTCCGGTGTGATTCTCTGTAACATACTTTAATGATTTGTATGTGTCTGTTTCTTTGTATTCTTTTAGAACATCGAACTGACCCAACTGTAGATGAAAACTCTTATCTGTTGGGTCGAGTCCTTGGAGTAATTCCTTTGTATGCTCGAATGATTTGCTTTTGATACTCATAATGTAAATTCCTAAATTGTCTTATATTTATGACGATATAGGAGTGCCTGGCCAGGTCTGCGATAGAACACCATCCCAACGGATAACAGGTGTTTGTCCTTGTCTAGCATATGTCGAAGGACTTCTATGTTGATAGGTTGTTGGCGTCTGACCTTGTCTAGCATATGTCGAAGGACTTCTATGTTGATATGTGAAAGGTGTTTGACCTTGTCTAGCATATGTTGAAGGACTTCTATGTTGATAGGTAAACGGAGTCTGACTATTTCCAGGATGCCTGTAAGTAAACGGACTTCTATGATTATAAATCAATGGTGACCTATGGTCATATGTCAACGGACTTCTATGGTCATATGTAAATGGTGTCTGTCTATTTCTAATAAATGGATTCTGAGCATTTACAGGATTCTGATAATTAGAAGTAGTCTGTTTGTTTCTTATATTAGGTTCTTGTTGATTTCTAATGTTAGGTTCTTGTTGATTTCTAATATTAGGTTCTTGTTGATTTCTAATAAAAGGATTCTGAGCATTCGCAATATAAGGAGACTGATAACTTCTTATGTTTGGTTCTTGTGCTGATGCTTGTGCTGAACGAATATTAGGTTCTTGTTGACTTCTAATGTTAGGTTCTTGTGCATTACTAGGTGACTGAGCATTCCTAATATTAGGTTCTTGTTGACTTCTAATGTTAGGTTGTTGTGCTGTATTTTGTCTATTCGCAATATAAGGAGACTGATAATTTCTTATATTAGGTTCTTGTGCTGATGTTTGTGCGTTAGCAATATAAGGAGACTGATAACTTCTTATATTAGGTTCTTGTGCATTACTAGGCGACTGAGCATCTCTAATATTAGGTTCTTGTTGACTTCTAATATTAGGTTGTTGTTGACTTCTAATGTTAGGTTGCTGTGCGCTACTAGGTGACTGAGCATCTCTAATGTTAGGTTCTTGTTGGTTTCTAATATTAGGTTCTTGTTGACTTCTACTATTAGGTTGTTGTGCATTACTAGGTGACTGAGCATTCCTAATATTAGGTTCTTGTTGACTTCTACTGTTAGGTTCTTGTTGACTTCTAATGTTAGGTTCTTGTGCGTTTCTTGGACTTCTTGCATTACTAGGTGACTGGGCACTTCTAATGTTAGGTTCTTGTGCGTTACTAGGTGATTGTGCATTACTAGGTGATTGGGCACTTCTAATGTTAGGTTCTTGATTATTTCTAATATTAGGTTCTTGATTATTTCTAATATTAGGTTGCTGAGCGTTTCTCGGACTTCTTGCATTACTAGGTGACTGCCCATTCGCAATATACGGCGTCTGGCCGTTTCTTATAGCAGGACCCTGCGTAGGTTGAATAAATGGTGTTTGACCATTAGCAATATAAGGTTGCTGTCCTATGCTTGGAGACCTAACAGTCGTCTGAGCGTTTGCTATTACCGGTTGTTGTGGCATTAGATATTACCCCTTACTATCATATTTTTGTTTGTTAGTATTATCATTTTAGTTCTTCGCCTGGGTATTCTGACTCTGATTACCAAAGTTATGAGCGAGCATTCCATTAACAAAGAAGTTATTGTTTTCATAAACTCCACTTAAGTTATGTACTTCCATTTCAGAATGTTCTTCTATAGATACTATTTCTAAGCCCATTTCGTCTTGTCTGTCAAACATTATACCATCTAACATACTGAAGACACTATCGCCAACTGTAAGTTCATGCGTTTCAATATCTTGCATCCATTCATGTTCTCTAATTGATTTCTCAACATCAAATGCACCCCATTGGCCATTTGGTAACATTAATGGGTGAGTATCAGTCATTTGTAATATTCTTCCATCTGAGAATGTAACATCAAATATAGGACACATTCTTGGTTTCATGATTAGAGATATCTCTCTAGGTTCCAGAAGTTTTGTACTTTCGTTCCAAGTCATTACATATTGACCAAGAACACATGACTCGATAGGCGAATGACTTCCATCTGCAAGCCATATCATTGAACCTGGAGCAAAGCAACCTCCGCCTCCGCCGCCGCCTCCGCCACCACCTGGTGGGAAAGTGATTGGGTTACGGAATGAGTAACTACTTGGTTGTTGTGATGCAGTCTGAACATTAACTCCAGTACGAGCATTATATGTAAATGGTTGTCTTGCATTAACAGTATACGGTTCTCTATGATTGTAAGTAAACGGTTGTCTGTTGTTATATGTAAACGGATTACGATAGGTAAACGGAAGCTGATATCCAAATGGCGACCTATGGTTATATGTAGAAGGCGACCTATGGTTATATGTAGAAGGCGACCTATGGTTATATGTAAACGGATTACGATAGGTAAACGGATTACGATATGTAAATGGCGACCTATGGTTATATGTAAACGGATTACGATATGTAAACGGAAGCTGATATGTCGAAGGACTTTGATGCTGATATGTCAACGGACTTCTATGCTGATAAATCAACGGACTTCTATGATTATAGGTAAACGGATTACGATATGTAAATGGCGACCTATGTTGATAAATCAACGGACTTCTATGATTATATGTTAAAGGACTTCTATGTTGATAGGTAAACGGATTACGATATGTAAATGGCGACCTATGGTCATATGTAAGTGGCGACCTATGGTTATAAATCAACGGACTTCTATGATTATAGGTAAACGGATTACGATATGTAAATGGCGACCTATGGTTATAAGTGTTCGGTTCTCTATGTTGATAAGTGGACGGACTTCTATAAGGTGACCTATGGTTATAAGTGTTCGGTTGTCTATGTTGATAAGTGGACGGACTTCTATAAGGAGACCTATGTTGATAAATCAACGGACTTCTATGATTATAGGTAAACGGATTACGATATGTAAATGGCGACCTATGCTGATATGTCAAAGGACTTCTATGATTGTAAGTAAACGGACTTCTATAAGGTGACCTATGGTTATAAGTGTTCGGTTCTCTATGTTGATAAGTAGAAGGAGACCTATGTTGATATGTCAACGGACTTCTATGCTGATAAGTCAATGGACTTCTATGTTGATAAGTCAAAGGACTTCTATGCTGATAGGTAGTCGGATGTTGATATGTTCTAGGGTCTCTATATGTTGACGGACTTCTATGTTGATATGTAGAAGGTTGTCTCGCCGGTCTAATATTAGGTTCTTGTTGACTTCTAATATTAGGTTCTTGTTGACTTCTAATATTAGGTTCTTGTGCGCTTACTGGATTTTGATAAATCGCAGGTTGTCTTGCATCTCTAATATTAGGCTCTTGATTGTTTGCGATATAAGGATACGGTTGTTGTGCATTTCTTATATTCGGTTGTTGAGCGTTAGCAATATAAGGATAAGGGTTTTGTTTATTTCTTATATTGGGTTCTTGAGCGTTAGCAATGTACGGATAAGGTTGTTGGACACTTGCCTGTCCTGAAGCGTTATTCCAACCTGTTGGAGTCTTGACATAGATTTGTTCTGCATCTTTCCAAGTACCAGATGCAGTTTTTACCCATGCACCTCTTGTAGAATTCCAACCTGTTGGTGTTTTGACCTTTTGTGAACCTGTCGCCATATTATATAATCCTTAAATGGTTATTTATTAAGAGTAGAGAACCCATAAATCGCCAACTGCGCCATCACTTCCGCCTGGAGCTGATGTTGACTGATATATGTTTCTCGCAGTTCCGCCTGAGTTACTAGCATTAGTAATCGTCAAGGCGCCTGTATTAACTGCACTTGGTGTAATACTTAAATTACCTGTAGATGCACCAGTAAAACTACCAGTACCAAATGTTATCGCATCTGCACTCTCGTCCCAACCAATGAATACATTGTCAGAACTTCCTCTTTCAATAACAAAACCTGCATCGTTAGAAGGCGTACCAGAAGTACCTGTCCCTAATTCTATCAATGCATCTTCGATTGTTGTGTTAGTTGAACTAACTGTTGATGTTGCACCATTAACTGTCAAGTTGCCTGATAACACTAAGTTTGCAAATTGAACATTACTTGATGTTGAAACTGCCTGTCCAATACTTACTGTTGAAGTTGCGCCTTCTCCAGAACCACTTACTGAGACACCAGTTCCTGCACTTACACCTGCGACATAGTTACCTGTTGTATCTGTTCCAAGTGCGACTGAGTTAGCAGCGACTGTAGTAGAGATACTAACATTACCTAAATTGGTCATTGTAGCAGAACCTGTCACATCGCCTGTCAAGGATATTGTTGGGTCATTAACATCTAAATCGATTGTACCATCTGCATCTTGATATGTTGCAGTAATACCACTTTCAGTATTACTTGAGAACATCGCCCCAGCGATATCTTGTACATTCTCTGTTGATAATTGAGTGTTAGTTGTTGTGACTGAACCACCCAATGCAACTGATTGTCCATCAATTGTTATCGTACTATTAGCAAGTTTTGCGTTTGCAATTGAACCTGCAAGTTTGGATTGATTAATTGACCCTGCCAACATATCGTTAGTAATGTCGTCAGCGCCAATAACAAAGTCAAGATTACCATTTGTATCATCGTATGATACAGAGATACCTGTTTCGGTACCATCTAACATACCACCAACAAAGTCTTCGACTTGTTCTTGTGTAAGTTGTGTATTTGTAGTAGTTATTGAACCACCCAATGAAACAGCACTTCCGTCTATTGTAATTGATGAGTTAGATAGTTTTGCGTTCCCTATTGAACCTGCAAGTTTATCTGCACCGATTGACCCTGCCAGCATGGCATTTGTGACACCACTTGCTTTTACTTGTAATGTGTCTGAACTTGTTTCGATTGATGAATCATCTACATTTACTGCAAGAATACCACTTGAGAATGCAAGACCATCACCAGCGACTGAAGATGATAATGCGATATCGTTTGCGTTTGCAGTAATACCATCGCCACCAATAACATTAATTGTTACATCGCCAGCAGTTCCACCACCTGTTGTACCAGTTCCAGCAACTACTGAAGAAATATCTCCAGCATCGTTTGTGAAACTCATTACACCAGTTGTACTGTTGTATGATAAGTCACCACCAGCAGATATTAAACCCCTAACATGTGATGTTGATACTGCAAGGTCTATAGCGCCGTCACCAGCATCATCATATGTTGCAGTAAGACCTGTATGTGAACCATTGGTTGCAATCTGAGTACCAACTGTATCTTGTATATTCTCAAAAGGTACTCTAATCTCTAAACTTCCATTTGCATCGTCATATGTCATAGCGACATTGACACCAGAAGTTAGTAGAGCATCTACTCTATCGTCTACTCTTTCATTTGTGAAGTATAGATTTGATGAACCTTCAGTGATTTCGTCTGTATTGTCTTTAGCGGCAACAGATGCATCAACATATGTTTTAATAGATTGTTGAGATGCAACTTTATCATTCGCATTACTTGAGAAGTCGTCTTCGTCTAAGAATGCAGTACCAGATAGAGCAGTATTTAAGATTGGAGATGTTAGTGTTTTGCCTGAAAGTGTTTGACTAGTAGTTAAATCTACTGTTACAGAAGTATCGATTGCGATATCATTCGCATTTGCGATTATACCTGTACCACCAACAACATTTACTGTTACATCACCACTTGTTCCACCACCTGTTAGACCAGTTCCAGCGACAACACTTGTTACATCACCAACTTGTCCGTTAAGTGTAAGTGTTCCAGCGGCATCATCGTATGTAGATGTAATGCCTGTTCCGGCAACTAGTAATGCATTAACTCTGTCATCTACTCTTTCATTTGTAAAGTAAAGATTTGAACCTTCAGTGATTTCGTCTGTATTATCTTTGCCTGCTACTTGTGAATCTACATATGCCTTAACTGATTGTTGCGAAGGAAGTTTAGTAGCACTATTTGATGCCATATTATCTTCATCTACTAATGCATTAGCTATTCTAGCGTCTGCTCTTGTATTTGTAAAGTAAAGATTTGTTGAACCCTCTGTAATTTCGTCTGTATTATCTTTGGTTTGTATTTGTGAATCTACATATGCCTTGACTGATTGTTGAGTAGCGGCGTGAGTTGCACTGTTTGAAGACATATCGTCTTCGTCTTTGAAATTGATTGCAATGTCATCGGCGTTTACAGTAATACCTGTACCAGCACCAATGTTTAGTGTTGCATCACCAGATGTTGCAGTTCCTGTTAGACCAGCACCAGCGTTTACGCCTGTGATGTCCCCAACATTACCTGTAATTGTAAGTGTTCCAGCAGCGTCATCATATGCAAGCCCAATGCCTGCACCTGCTGTTAATAGTGAATTGACTCTATCGTCAACTGCCTCGTTTACACCTGCACCAGTAATTACACCAGCAGATGTTATGACTTCAGTAGTTCCTACTGTTAAGCCGTTTTTGATTATGAAATTTTTACTCGTCATTAGATAGTGCCTCCATCTATAGTGGCATTAGATAGTCTCGTATCAAAAGAACTATTAAATCTAGAATTAGTAAAGTAAAGAGCGGATGTGCCCTCAGCAATATCATCCGTATCAACATTAGATAAAGCGCCTGGGGCGATTTTTCCACTTGAATTGATAACTTCTGATGAACCTACTGATAACCCATACTCGATTACAAATGTTTGTGTTGTTGCCATTCTTTGTGTCCTTTTGTAAAAGTGTTAGTAATTAATACTATTATTTATAGATTGGTGATGTTCTAAACCATTACTCAAATAAAAAATAATAACTTTTTTTTATGTTGAATGGTCAATTCTCTTGAAGTTGTAAACAGTTGAATTAGAAGAAGAAGATGTAACTCTTAGTCTTAGATTTCCTGAACTGATGTCTACTGAAAATGTTCCCAATTCACTAGAAGTACCTTGTAATACTGTACCAAACTGCGTTATACTTGCATTAGTGCCGTCATGTATCACATGTATCTCTGTTATCTCGTAATCGCCTCCTGTAGCGTCTGAGACTGTTACAGTGTACTTTGCACCCCTATAACTTGCAACTGCCATCGTGTCTAAATTTGTGATAGTAGTAGAAGTTGTTGTGACTGTACCTGATGTCAATCCTGACCCAGCGTCTTGAAACGATAATTGTCCTGAACCATTAGTCATTAAGACTTGGTTATTAGAACCATCTGAAGTTGGATATAATAATCCACCTGCTGTTAGTGTTGAAGAAGTTAAATCTCCAAGTTTTAAATCAGCAAGTGCATAACCCGAACCACCAGTATTAACTGTAGTTCCTGGTTCTACCTCTAAACCATCAAATAATGTCCATGTAGAATCCGATGCATCTCTGAATAGACCTGTGTATTCAGATGCACCACCATCTGATAAACCATCGTTGTAGTTTCCGTAGAAACCAATATCGATTAGGTCTGAACTAGTATTTTGATTTGCGAACTCAAACATTGAGTCGCCAACAGAAGTTGTAGTCGAATTAACGGTTAGTGAATTTCCGGTAACCGTTAGATTACCTGCAACAGTTAGGTCGCCATCTACTTGGGTGTTTAGTTTCGACTGAACACCTAAATCTGCGAAAAATTTTACTTTTGATGCCATGGTGTTATTTATGTTATTTTTATATTGAGCTCAAAAAAGGGGACTAAAAGTCCCCTTTACATAATAAATTACTGTATTTAAGCTTCTACTGTAGTTCTGTTAAACTTGATAACCGTTGAGTTTGTACTCGCCGGTGTACATAATAGTCTAACATTATCTCCACTAATGTCTGCATCAAATGTCGCTAAGTTAGTATCTTTCAGTGTTCCATATTGTGTTAAAGTAACAGCAGAACCATCGTGTACCAACATTATCTCCGTTGAATGGAAATTACTTCCCTCTGACATAGCCACGATATATCTCGCAGCTCTATAGGTAGCATGAGCAAAATTGTCAAGTGCGAATTCAGTAGTTGCAGTCTTAGTGACTCCACCTGTTGTTGTATTCTCATCTTGTATTTCTTTTACTGTTTCTATCCTATCTGTACTAGAGTTATAAGACATGTGACGAATAAATTCAGCAAGTTTAAAACTTCTTGTTATAGCCATTTTCTATCCCCCTATGATTGTCTTATTTGGAAAGTATTAACCGTTGTGTTGGTGTTAGCAGGTGTACATAAGAGTCTCATGTTTCCTGAATTAACATCAGCAGTCAACGAAAATAATGAAGCAGCACTGAATATATCGCCATATTGAACGAAATATGCACTGGATCCATCATTGATTAATAATACTTCGGCTGAATGTGTTCCTGCACTCGCATGAGTGGCAGTAATTACATATTTAATACCCTTGTTCGTAACTGCATTACTTGATAATACTTGGTTAGCAGTAGTTGCAGTGAAGGTACTATTTGTATAGAATCCTTGCACTAAATTAGCAGCCGTGACTGCTACTACTTCTACTGTATCACCTGCAATTGCAGTTTCCGCCAGCGTAATAGTCGTTGTGCTTGTTGCAGTATAATCTGCACCACCATCAATTAACTTAACACCATTTAAGAATACCTGTTCTGAACCTACAGTGTAAGATAATGCATTACTGTCATCATCATTACCTGTAAATACAGTTTGGTTACCCGAAACGGTGTATTTGAAAATTGAAACACCTGAACCACCTAAGGTTGCAAATGAAACTGTTCCAGAACCATTGGTTTGAAGAACTTGTCCATTTGAACCATCACTGGTTGGAAATGTTATAGCGTCATTAATCTGTAGAGTTTTTGGGTTAGACCCAATCTCTACAACAGCAGCGGAACCGTCATTCTTCTCGGTATAAAATCTACCGTGATAAGTATTGACAGCCAATTCTCCTAAGGCTAAATTGCCTGTAGTCGGAACTGCGTTCTGAGTAGAACTTCTTTTAAACTGTATAACTGTTGCCATGTCTATCTCCTATTGATTAAATTAAAATATTCTTAGTTTCCTTAGAATGTTCCACCGTCAATAGCAGTGATAGCCACTGCACCACTTGATACTGTAAAGTTCGCACTAGCAAAACTTGCGACACCTTTATTTGAAGTTGTTGCATCTTCACCAGCTATTGTAGCAGTTCCACCAGAGTAAGATACATCCATACCTTCACCAGCAGCGACAATTACAGAACCTAAGTTAGAAGCAGTTGATACTTCAGCTGCAATCGTAATTGCACCTGCACCATTAGTGATATCAATACCATCACCAGCAGTAAGAGTAGCCGCATCCATTAAACCTGAAGATGTGTCACCAATTAAGACTTGACCATCTGTAGGAGCTGAACCTGCATAAGAAGAAATACTTCCACTCATTGCTAAACCAGCAGCTGTTAAGTTACCGAATTTACCTGGCATTGCAGTACCAGAGAATACTGATGAACTATCTGTTGCACTTGTTAGAGCGACAAAAGAACCATCTGTATCATCCATACCAAAGAAACCAATCTTAGCACCACCGGAGTTGTACTTAAATTTGATACCACGGTCTAAGTTGTCATCTGAACTGTCAGCACCGATTTCAAACACTGGGTCTGCGATATTTACTGTAGTAGAGTTTACTGTTGTTGTAGTACCATTAACTGCCAAGTTTCCTGTGACTGTTAAGTTACCAGATGTTGTTAAAGTTGCAGTTGTAATATCGTCTGATATTAAGTTACCTGAAACTGTTAAATTGTTTGCAATTGTGACATCGTTAGGTAGACCAACTGTTATAGTTTGTCCACTTGCTGAAGTTTCAACTTCATTTGCTGTACCAGCGATTGTTAGTGACTGAGAGTCTAAATCGACTGCGCCAGTTCCACTGTCACCTGCAAGGTCTAAGTCTTCTGTAGTTGCTAATGCTTGGATTTTGTCCTGAATAGCAGCTGAAGTCATTAAAGTTGTGTCACTATCTGCGAAAGATTCACCAGATGTCTGAACCATTGCACCCGCTAATGAAGCGAATACTACGGCACTTGATGCTAATTTATCAGCATCGACTGCATCGTCAGCGATTTTATCAGTTGTTACATTTGCGTCAACGATAGATGCCGTTACGACTGCGTTTGAAGCTAATTCATCAGCTCCAACTGCATCGTCAGCCAACATAGAATTAACGATTTTTTGGGATCCGATAGTTAGAACACCTGTGTCAGCCATAGTGGCGTCTCCAGACATTACATTATCAATCCATTTTGATGTTCCTGTATCATATAATAACATCGCACCATCAGCAGCAGATGTGATGTTTACATCACTACCACCAGCAAGGGTTGAAGTTGTTGATACGAAAGAAAGAGTTCCTGAACCATCTGTTCCTATAACTTGATTAGCAGAACCATCAGCACTAGGTAGTGTGAAAGTTACTGAAGAACCAAGAGAATCTGCAGCTTTAAGACCAACGAAGTTTGTTCCGTTATCGGAGTCTTCCATGATTTGTAAAGTTGCACCAGCAGTAGAACCATTACCAACTTTTAAGTTAGCAGGTGTTGCTGAAGAACCAGAAAGAATATCAGTATAATACTTACCACCAATCGCATGGATTAGGGCTGTAGAATTATCTGAATCTACTGATTCGATGAATAGTTTAGCAGATGCACCAGAATTACTTCTATCTTGTACATACGCCATTTCACCTTCACTTAGATTACTAGTTGAAGGAGCCGCGGAACCTGTACTTCTTTTGATTTGAATTACTGTTGCCATTTTTATTTTCCTATAAAAATTAAATTAATTGTTTTGACCCAGCACTCCTGAGTCGTGATTACATAATATAAATTCAGTCCACTCACAATGTGGGTCGATACCTTCACTGGTCGGTATCCTTGATTTGTTACTATTATTTAGTAAACTAGAATGTTCCGCCGTCTATAGTAGTAGTAGTTGTCCACTTATCAGTTGATTGGTCATATGAGAGAAGACCATCATCTGTTTCGGATGCGTTTACATCTGCAAGTTCATTGATTGACTTGGCAGAAATATCATTGTTACCTTGAGCACCAACAGTCACCTGTTTTGCTCTTAAATTTGTTGTATTGGACAATACACCACCTATAGTTGCAACTCTAGATACGACTCCCTTGATTGCCATTATCTTGTCACTCCTGGTGTTATGATTGCTTGGCCTTCGACTACTCTTGTTGTTACACCACCGGCACTGGTTATGTTCATATCATAAACATATCTTCCAGGTTCTAATGCTGAAGTTTGAGTATCAGTCAAAGACATAGTTACTTTACCTGTAGAGTTTGCATTGGTAGTAGTAAATGTGGCTGCAATGGTTGAAGAACCATAAGTCTTTCTAATTTGACCAGCAGAAACATAACCTGAAAGATTTAAAATCTCTCCTGTTGCATCTGAAACATCGACTACAATAGTGAAGTCTGTTCCTTGGTCAATGAATAAGTTTGCGAGTATAGCCATATTACTATTTAGTCATCCTATTTGTCAAAGGCGATTGCAGGTACTTGATGTATTTTCTCAACTGTTGAATTGTCTTTCTTAGTAAATACTTTTGTTGATGGTTTTACGGTACCATCAGCATCTTTTATGAAGACTCCTTTAACTTTTGCAACTGGACCTATTGGTCGACTACTGTTAGTGTTCGCTTGATAAATGAACGGAGACCTATGAAAGTAAGTTTGTTGCACCGCAACTGTAAATTGATAAGTTTGTTGTGCATTAGCAGTATACGGTTGTTGAGTTATATTAGGCTGTCGTGTAGTAGAAGGAGTTCGTTTACTTCTGATATTAGGTTCTTGTTGACTTCTAATGTTAGGTTCTTGCTGATTCTTAATAGTAGGTTGTTGCTGATTCTTAATAGTAGGTAGTTGACCAGTAGCAATATAAGGTGTCTGAGCATCCCTAATATTAGGTTCTTGTGCATTCGCAGGTTGTCGTGCAATCACTGGTGTCTGAGCATCCCTAATATTGGGTTGACGACTAGGTGTCGGAGTCCTATAGATATTCGGTTGTCTTGCTGTTCCGATTACAGGAGATTGCTTATTAGCAATAATAGGATCCTGTTTACTTCTAATATTAGGTTCTTGCTGACTTCTAATTACAGGATTTTGGGTAGATATCTGAGTCTCTCTAATATTAGGTTGTTGTCCAGATGCAGTTGATGGTTGTCGTGTAGTCGCCTGACCGTCTCTGATGTATGGAGATTGCTTATTCGCAATACTTGGAGTTTGTTTATTCGCAATATAAGGAGACTGATTAGTTTCCTGAGCATCTCTAATATTAGGTTCTTGCTGACTTCTGATATTAGGCTGTTGGGTATTTACAACATGCTGATAAATCGAAGGTTGTTGTTGAGTTCTTATATTGGGTTCTTGTCCCGAAAC